GATTAAAGAGAATTTTAACTGCGCCGGTATGTTAACGCAGTGTCATTGTAGAACCAGGCAGCCCTGTTACCTCGTCCATTATCTGGACGCGGGCAAGTCGTTTCTGTTCCGCTTGCCTCACACGGTTTGTTGTTCCCGTGTGCTCAGACTATTGCATACTCTTTCGAGCCTTCTTCGCTTAGTCGTTCACGGTCCCTCGCGGGTTCCGCCTCGTTGGCATCTCAGCGTTCGAGTCGATCAGAAGAAGTTTTAACTGCGCCTATGTTTTAACGCAGCGTATTGGTATATCTTACGTTGTAAGAGACCCACAAGTAGTTGAAAATAAACTACTTACCCAATACTATTCGGAGGCTGGGTTACTTTCGTCACCACCGATTTGTCTTGCCGGGTCTGATGCTGACCCTTGCTCCGGTGCCGATTGGATGAACAGCTTGTAGTTCTTACTGCCATCCTCGGGGTTCTTTCCTCGTATGTTACTCATTCTAAATAACTTAGAATGGAATAGCTCATTTCTGGCTACTTCACTTGGTTCGTTTCCCAAGTGTCCAGACTATTGCATCGTCCATTATTCGGACGCCCTCTCGTTTAGTCGTTCAGCCTGCTTGCGCTTGGCCCTCGTTGGCATCTCAGCGTTCGAGTCAATTAGAGAAGGTTTTCCATCGCCGATTACGCAGCGAGGTCCCAGGAGTTTAGGAAGATCGAGAAGATCGCGTCCTCGCCATACACATACGTGTTGTAATATGTGTTGGACGAAATCGTGACCGTCGGAGCAGTTGTGGTTTGCTTGAACGTGATACCCGCGAACGAGATGACATCCTCATTCTTCGGAAGTTCAAACAGCATCGCAGCCTTTTCCGGATCGCGCTTGATAACGTCGGTCAGACCGTTAAACGAAGTGTCGTTCAGGATGTCGCGTACAACGTTCGGGTGAATGATGCCACCGAATTTGTTGTTTGCGAGAGGCTTTGCATTCACGCTGATTAGTGACTGAGCCACAGTGCGAAGGTTGTTCGCAGTGAGATACGAGCCGTTGGCCAGCGTTGTATTGACCAGCGCATCAACCGCAGCAGCCGAGTCCGAGGTAAGCTGAACAAGGGTGTTGAGGGTGAGGGCCAGTCTGTAGTTGAGTTCGTTTGCCAGATTCTGCAACAAGCCGGGGTCATCAATTGCAACATCCAACGCGAGGTCAGATGAATTGATGAAGTCGGCATATTGCCCGCATTGTGTTTTAGGAAATCAGCATCACTGCTGATTCGCTCCCGTAGTCACCTACGGGCTCAGGCTCTATCATCTGTCCGTTGTCTGGACAGGCTGCTGTATTAGTCGTTAGGGAGCCCGCGAAGATTCAACACTCGAAATTTCTTTATCACTTCGTATGTCTCGTCGTCAGAAAGATTCTTTCGGTTCCTAAGCCATTCAAGCAACAACAACGCTTGTTCTCGCTTAGTAACCAAGTAAGGCAAAATAGCAAGGAGAGTGTTCTCCAAGAACCTAGTCGGGAGTACCCAGTTACCAAGTTCCCGATGACCTCTCTTTGAGGAGCTAACGCTTCCTCCAAATTTATCGAGGATAAAACCAAACACCCTCATATCTGTATTAGGCAGTTGGATTTTTGGGTCGAAGGACCGCTTGGACTCGTAAAGGCTTACGCAACCTTCCGCATCCAAAATCCCCGCTAGGTACTGATAATCCGCTTTAGTTGCTGAAACATCATCAACATCTTTGTGCGTTCGAAGCACTGGAACGAAGAACTCATTTCTACTCGAAACGTAGTCAGCCAGTTCTTTTCGAGCCACCTGGTTATGATAGCTTCTTCCACCAAGTTCCAGAAACTTGATAATAGCCAAACCTTGCTTTTGTTTTAGTTTTAGCGAAGGTGTTACCATTTTCAAGATGCTAAGCTGATGCTTGGATGTGCTTACGTACCAGTGATGATTCGGCTTTCTGTTCGGTCGCTTGTCCTGCGTTGTGTAAAATTTTCCGCCAAATACTTTCTTTAGCCATTTTACTGTCGGCAGATGCGTGCTTCCGATTTCCAGCGTCACATCGTAGTTGATGTAGTTCTGCTTGTGCGGATGTGGGTGTACCCCCAATGACCCATCCCCGTCAATTAGACCGGCTAGATGGTTCCATCTCTTCAAGCTAATTTTTGTCTTGTCTTTCAATTACGGGTTTCCTCGGTGTTGTCTGAAAGTTGCTCGACTTTAGTAACAAATCCACAAGCCAAATTTTCATACTGGCCTGATTTGATTTTGATAAACTGATCTTTGAGAAGCTCTATCGGATCGTCTCCGTCCGATATATCGTATTCGTTGAGATCAATTTCTGCGGTGACTACGAATCGAATTCGTTTACCATTTTGGTAGTCAAATTCCGTCTCGGAGTCATCAGGTTCAAAACCATCTACTATGTCGTGGGTTGCCATATCTTCACCTCTAACACCATTGTACTACGAGAAGTATAGAATGTCAACAACTATTTTCAGATATTCACCGATTTAGGCAGCTTTATCGACCACCATCGGAATTAACATGGTCGCTACAATCTTATTGCTCGATTCGGAAATCGGGCTGCCTACAGTGCCTTCTGCCGCCTGGTTTACGTTAGCGGACATCAGGGCGTAGGTGTAGAACTGAATCTGGTTACCTTGCCGCAACGGCAGCGGACGCTGCTTGGTCATGGAAAGGAAGGGCGTCTGGGCCTTGAGATTTGGTATAGCCTCCCGCTCGTAGTGTATGGCTACAAGGTTAGGAAGCGCCCCAGACGATATGATTGATGCTGGTGAATAACTCATGGTTATTCCTTTGTTTGTTGATTATGAGCGCCGACTCAGAATCCTCTGCCTGTGGACCCCGGCCATAAGTTCTTTGACCTGGGCGTCAGTTAGACTCTCTAAGTCCTCGACTGAGGGCGCTGTTGGGGCGGGAGGGGGAGCAACGGGTGTTACGTCGCTCGGCCTTAGCCCGGTAGCCGCTCTCGGGCGCGTCACCACTTGAACAATCCGTTCGTCGGGGCGCGGCGCAGGTGCCGGTTCTTGTGAAACCGTTACCGGCGGAGGTGTTTTGGGTTGCCTTGGTGCCTGGGCCTTATTCAGCAGTCCATCGCTGCTGAGGTCCTCGAAGGCTTCCTCAAGATTTGCAGTAGTCCAGTGTCCAGCGGAGTTCAGTTCGTACATGCCTGAGACAGCGTCTTTCACTGTTCTGCCGAGTTTGAATTTCGCTAGCCATTGGACCAGCGTTAAAAAGTTTTGGTCGTCGTTGTACCAGTCCGGGTTCTTGGTTAAGAACTCACGGCAGACAGCCTCTGTCTGAAGGTTCGCGTCGGCATCCGCCCCCTTCTGGGCAAGCTGTACTAGGTTGTCGAGAGACATTCCATATTTCTTCTTGAATAGGTTCTCGAAGCCCTCTTCGGGGTTCGATTCCATCTGCGTCTTGATCTCGAATATCTCGTCGGCGGTAAGCAAGCGAGCCGCCTGGCTCGGAATCAATGGCTGTTGCACGGAGGTAGGAGTGGTAGCCAGCTTAGTCCTCCGGTTCAGTTCCCGGATTTTCTTGGTGGCGTTCGCCTGGGCCTTCAACACGTTGAAAATAAGCTCGTTCTTGGTCTTTCCCCAGTAAATCTGAGGCTGGCCCGCGCCGTTCCCGCTCGCTACGGTTCCCTTCCACTGCCCACGTTCCTTTTCCAAGGTAAGTTGAGTACCGTCCTCTAGGTCCATTGTTTCGGGGCCCTCGGGTTCCTCCGGCGGAGGCGGGGGCGGTTGGACTAGGGCGACCGGCGGCTCAATGGCGGGTAGATTGCCTGCTGCGCCCTCGGCTATGACTACTTCAGGGTTTAGCCCGGGGATAATATCCAAATGCGGGGAGTCGGGGTCAATAGCGTATTCCGGGCGGAGGGTGAAATCTACGTTACCCGCGAACGGGTCTGGGTTGCCTGCTGCGTCTAAAAGCCAGGGATCGACGGCTGAGTTTGTCATGTCTGTATCCTATGTGCCAATCCGGCACTACGGGTTAGGTTTGTCCATTATCTGGACGGTTTTGAGTTCATTCCCATCGCTTTGCCTACGTCCGCAGCGGCCAGCGCCCCGGTGAGGTAAGCTCGGAGTTCGGGCGACGGTTTCGCCGCCGCTTCTACCGCTCTTTCCACATCCTGTTGAAATTTGATGAATTGGTCGCGGAGCGCGGAGGCTGCCGCGTGCGCACAGGGTACGGTCGTGTCCCCCGGCGGCAGGTCGAGGCATTGGTTCTCCGCCCCGTCTTTGTAGTCCTTTAGAATCTGGATGATAAGCTCCCAGACAGGAGTCCGGGCTACCGTGCTGAGCATCCGTCCCTTCTCATAAAGGTCGGCCTGGTTCTGGAGGTCTTCGAAGTCTATGTCAGGCATTCGATCCTCCCAAGATTGCATCGAGGTCCACGTGCCTTTTCGGAGGCGGGGGAGCAGCGGGGGTTAATTGTCCGGAGCGTCCCGTCTTCAATTTGTGCGCCGCGTTGATGAGTTGGTCCAGTTCCTCGGGCGACATGTTGTCATAGTCTGTGCCCGGCACCGCGCCGTTAATGTTGTTGTAGAAAGTTGGTTGTGATGTCATCATGTCTCCTGCCATAATCCGACGGCTGCGAGTGTTGCGGTCCATTATCCGGACAGTTTAGGCGAGAGAACCGAATCCAGTTCCGGGGGTCTGGGCGTACGGGCTACCGGTCAATTCTTCTGGCTCTACTGATTTTTTGAAGCTCTCACGGAGCACGTCACGAGCCGCGCGAGCGATGTTATTGGCGTCGTCTCTTTGTTGGTCTTGTAGAGCTTTTTGTTGCTCTATCTGCGCTTGAGCCTGTGCTTTTTGCTGAATGACTCCCCCCTGAGATTGCTGCTGTTGACGCTGCAAATCTTCGGGTGTCATCGGAACAATCATGTCCTTCATGTTGCGCATTTCAGCCATTTCAAACCACACTCTAATGAGTTCGTCTACGGCTACTTTCTTTCCTTCGGTGGCTAGCTGCTGCTGAAGGGCGGGGTTGGCTAAGAACTGCGTCATCATGGGAAGAGCTTGCGCGGCATTTCGTCGTGTCTGCATCTTCGACCCAGCGAGGATGTTGAACTTGACTTTGGCGTTCAGAATGTCGAGGAGGTCTCCTCCGCCGGTCGCATACTCGTGCTTCAACTCGTCGGACATGATGAAGTCTAGTTGCGACATCGGCAGCATCGACTGGTTCATTTCCCGCAAATCATACAGGAACGGAACGATGACCTGATTAGCCAACTTGTCCACGAAGTCAGAAATTAAATTGGCTGCCCCCTGCATAAGCCCTTGGGCCCCAGCAGAACTCCGAGCCAAATTCGAGTGCCCGCTCGCCCCGGCAACCCCAGACGACAACGGGTTATTACCCGACACAGTGTCTACACGGTTCTGCGACATCCCGAGAAGCTGTTCGGCTTCGGGGACGGCAGCAGAGCGCATCAGGGGAGTCAAGTCACCTTGGGAGTCCACTTCGATGATCTTCCCTGGCCCAATGCGAATGCTCTGGGTGGGGATAGATTTTCCGCGCACGCGGACGAGAGGTAGGTTTAGGTTGAGGCTGGCATTATCAATCAGCAGGTTGGTAATACCTGTCTGAAGACGCTGCTCCGTGCCGATGGTGCGACCCAGCCCCAGGGACCAGAACGATCCTGGAATGTCCCACCAGCCGATGCTCAAAAACGGAATCTTGCCATAGATATTCTTGTCGTTGTATATGACAAGTTTCTTCTGAAGTACGACTATATAGGTTTTATTGTCCCAACGTTCAAGAACTTCCAGTGGTTTCTGGAATGGGTCAGCAGTGGTTACGTCCCAGCGGGGTTCGGCGCGCGCGTCCCATAAAGGATTGCGTCCGCCTTCTTCCGAGACATTGGCTTCGACAGGCTCTGCCGGAGGTATGAATAGTGACAATAATTCTTCACGCGACGGGATGTTGTACCCTTCGCGGTCGCGGAGATTGTCGAGGTCATCGAATGTCATGTATCGGCGGCGAATGACATACTTCGCTTTGCGAATGTCGGGCACGTTCAAGCCTGGGTCTACTAGGACTTCCCTGAGATTGATGATGTGCTCGAATGTGGGCCGGTCTACGACTTCTTCTATGACTTCTTCTTCGAGTTCGTCCCCGCCAATTCTAGTGTCCGGCGCTCCGGGAATAGTGCTCGGAATGACAACAGCCGGTTCTTTGCGCTTGATTATTTTCCGCTCACGAGTAAACTTCTCCCAGCCTTCCTGAAACATTGCCGTTCCGAAAAGCAGGCAGTTCATCACGCCGAGCCTAAGTTCTTCTCTGTAGTTGATGTCTTCGAGTTGATACTGGAGCAAGGCGCTAACGGCCCGGGCGGCCTGAGCCGAAGTTCCGGGTCGTTCTTGAATCATAAAAGGAGGATTCTCGTAGAACAATCCAGCGAGTACTTGCGGGTCGATGCCGTTGACTGCGCACGCCACCGTGAAGAAATTGATGGAGGCGGCTTCCGTCTGAGTCCCTGGCCAATAGCGGGGGGCGAACGCGGACGTGTAAAGATCGCGTGCCGTCCCCCATCCGAGGATAAATTGACGACGATTTTCCTCTGACTCTGCCCGCTGGGTGTCTTGAATTACCAATTTCAAACTGGCCTCTTCAGCTTCAGACCAAGACCCCATCCGTAAGAAAGATTGAGCCTCTTTGAGGGTTATTTCCTCGTGCGGATTGACCACTGGTTCAGGCAATATCATTACTTATTCCTTGTCAGCCTCAGAGCCTTGACTCTGTCTGATATAATAGTGTGAGGATGACCTATCTGCCCCACATACACCTTCCCGTTCACCAAATTGGTGATTAGATAGATGGTGTACATTTCTCGGCTCTTTCGGTTAGGGCTCCGGAGGCTTGATCGAAATGCTGACCGGCGAGAATTTTAGCGGCGGCGTGCTGCTGCTTATTGGGGAGAGATGCGCTGAGCACTGTCTCTATGTTGTGGCGAAGAGTACTGAGGATAGAGAATGCGTAGCCGACTCCGATGGGTCGGTCAAACAAAGGTTCTGTCATAGGGAGTCCTTCAATTGGATTATCGGTTGTTTAGGGTGTTACCGACACCACTTCGTCCGAATAATGTACTACTCGCAGTCGTGGTCGCCTGTGTTGAAGTTAACGGAGTACTCGTTCTTCACCGAAGTTCCGGTCTCAGATGAGGACTTGCCGACTTTGAATGCGGAGGGCTCGGAAGGATCGGCGGACTTTACAACGAGTTTGTTCGCGCCTTCAGCTTGTCCTGCGGGGCCGCTTGGCCCAACAGCGGGGTAGTCAGACGGCTTGGAGTCGCGTGGGTGTTCGAGATTTCCGCCGAGTTCGATTTTGGTTCCAACAGCCATGATGTTAACCTCTTTGTGTAGGCGTAGCGCCTAAGAATGTGGGATTGGTTGATTGTGGCGTCGGGGCCGACGTGCCCCACGATTTTTGCTGTCCGTACCCAAACCCCGGGAGCAGAGGCTGCGGGAAGTTGGTCGGGAGATTTTGTTGTCCGGGTAATGGACTTTGCGTGGCAGGCGTGTACCCATTAGGCCGGTCTACGCGAACGATGGGCTGGAATGTGAACCCGAATAACTCGTAGGTTCCGGTCGGAGCCTGATCTGATTGTGATGGCATAGGAGAAATGAACTTCTGTTCGGAAGTCGTGCGCCACTGCAAAGGCTGCGAGGCGTCTCCCGTTTGCTCGAAGACCACCTCGTCTTTGTCGTCGAGGATTTCGATGTGGACTTTCATCCCCAGACTCCTACTCCCAATATGTTCGGGAGCCCGTGTGGTGTTTCGCTTGGTACTTCTGGTGTTGGCGTGAAGCCTTCAAGCGTCGTCTGCTGTGGGCTCCACATCGTTACTTTTCCCGTCTCCGGGTCCGTGAGCAGGCAGTCGCCAGACATATTTTCTTCGGCGAAGATGTCTCGGTAGCCGAGACGGTCCACATTTGAGAACAAATCCTGATCGTTGTTGAAGATGGCTTGAGAGGCGCGCGGAGCGTATCTAGGTTGGTACCCGAGGTTGTCTGGGATGTCATCGTGGTGATGAACCCCCATGCAGCGTTCAAATTCTGAATACAAGACTTCGAGATCGGGGTACTTTGGGGTCATGCAGTAGTTGGCAAACTTCAGTCGTCCTTCAACCAGCCACGGGAGCAGTCCTCCCATTCTGATTTTCTTGGCGTCCTTCTGCCCGTCTACCGTTACCCAGTCTATATTCCGGCACAACGCTATAATCTGAGGATCGCGGGTCTTCTCGGCTTCAGCAATAATTGTCGGTTCCAACAAATGAGAACCAGCCGCTTTTTCAATGCCGAGTACAAACGGTCTTTCTTCGACCGCCATTCGGACAATAGCCTGGGCTAGGGAGAAAGGATTGAATTTGTCTCTAATGACTTGTCTAATATACCCGACGGTCTTCTTGTCCAGTGTCTTCTTCCCGTCGAGTCCGTATACGTCTTCTTCTCCCCACATCACGGAACTTCCAACAGAGTAGTCAACACCTTTCTTCTGACTAAAAGCCATTTCCCAAAACTGGGATATTGGTCCGTACCTGGGCATCATGTTGTAGGGGATCGTGGCACGCACCAGAACATCTCGGGTAAAAACAAGGTCGTTAGCTGAACGCGGGTTCTGATTAAGCTGTCCCTCGAACACCTTTTCGTTGTTCGTGTACTCGCCCATCAACCACGGGTACGGTTGATGCTTCGGAAGAAGAAGGATACAACCTTCCTCGCCTGCTTCGATGTATGTTACCGGACGGCCTTCTCGCTTTAGCTTCTCGGCTACTTCCGGCTTTATCTGACAAGCAATTCCGATCAGTATATTTATGTTATGGGTCTTGTTCTTGTACAAACACCAGCCAACACCCTCGATCTTCTCGATGTCTCCATTGGCTAGATACTTTTCAAGAAGCACCCCGTAGTGTTCTTCTTCCGCATAACGGGTGCCAATATATTCTTTATAAAATCCGCCGGGCATGAGCAACTTTTCGGCGAGGAATAATTTTTCCGATATGGACGCGCATTGCGTCGGAGTCTCTGAATTCTTATCGGACACAGCGTCGTCTGCTTTTATGACTTCGAAACGCCACCCAGCTTTTGTTTTGCCAACAGACGAGGCGCGAACCGTTCCTTCTTTTCTTCCCGTCTTCTTTGCTTTGTAGACAGGAGTCGTGAAGACGTTACCAGCGCCCATGTCTTTCCGCAAGCAGCAGTGCTCGGGGAAGAACAAATTGATGAGCGTAGGTCGATCTTCTCTCAGAGTGAAGAAACCTTTTATCTCCGAAATAAAGCCAGTTGACAGACTTGCCTCAGCGGTGAGGAACAGAATACGAATCGAAGGGTAACAAAGAACCCACTGCACTGTATCTATCGCGTCGTAAGAACTTTTTGCCCCGCCTCTTGGCCACAACAACATACGAGTCTTAACTGAACTGGCCTGTAGAATGGGAACGCTGGGGTCTTTCTTGACGAACAATTCTGCGAATATATCGTACTGAGGGTCGAGAAAAATGTTGTTGGAAATCGGAATCTCTCCGTTTTCGCTGACAGACATCGCGTCCCACAGAAAGTATTTGGCCAACCACTTGAGATCGGCTATCGACCGACGCCGGACTTCTTTTCCTAAATTGGAGTTTGGAATGTGATCCAAACCCAACTTGGCTAGATTGATAAGGTCCTCGTACACCTCTATAAGATACTCGTAAAGGATGTCATTCGGAATCTTGTCGTACCCTCCGTAAAGATCGTGGAGAGCATCGAATCTGTCCTGATTGTCGGTCATGGTCGTCCCAATAATGGACTATTCCTTGTTCTCGTTGGGCTTCTTCGCGCCAAAGTCTAGGTCGTGATGATCCGCGTGCCAAAAACGACAGCAACCATATTCCGGGTCTACAATCTTCAATCCTGTTTTCTTGTCAGTCTTGACTTCCTGGTCGGTCATCACTACTTTGTGCCCGCAGAGGTTCGGCTTCTGAAAGTACTCGCAATGCTCACACTCACGCGCAAACTTTGATTCAATGTACTCGGACACTTTGGTTCCGTCCCCTTTTGGTTTGGGGCTCGAAGTCATCACCGATTTGGCGAGGGAGGTGGGCATTATTTCTTCTTTCTGACTTGTCCAGATTCGCTTAGAGCGATAGCCACGGCCTGTTTCTGACTCGTTACCTTCGGGCCTTTCTTGGACCCGGAGTGGAGCGAGCCAGACTTCCATTCATCCATCACGGTCTTGACAGCAGATTTCTTTCCAGACTTCGTTGTCGGTTTCTTATCCGGCATTTACTCCTCCTTCGTTGGCCAGGTCTCGTAACAGACTCTCAGCCAAAGCCGCCTCGTTTTCGTGTTTCAGGGCAACGACGTGGTAGCCATTCAAGTGGCAGTTTTGGGCAGCTACGCGCGCGGCGCGACCAGTTTGCTCTATGTAAAATTGAAGACTTTGCAAGACTGCCTGAGTCATATCCTCATTCTTATGGTACGTGCCGAGCGAACAAAGCCCCGTAATCGTAGGTATCCCCGGCGAATCTATAAACTTTTTTCCACCAAGGTTTCGGGCTGAGATAGTCGGCAGTCACTCGGTCTGTCACTTTTCGTCCGTCGTCCAAAATAGCGGAGCCGGATGCGCTCATTTTATCAAGGTTGTCTAGCGTGTCAGTTACCGATTTCCTCTTTAGCAGAGAGTCGAGGTCCTCCCCGCTAGACGCGAAGGCGGACAAGAGCGGCTGGGTGGCAGCGATAGTGCGCTGGCTTTCCCCCATCATCGCCGTCGTAGCCTCGGCAGTTCCGGACAGGCTATCTGCCGATCTACCCAACTTTTGAGACGCGGTGTTGAAAGTGTCCATCGCGGCTATCACATGGGGTGCAGTTGCACGCTCCTGCAATTGCGTGGTCACAATAGCGTCCCCGACCTTCGTCACTGACTTGTTTAGTTCGGAGAGAAGTCCGCAGGGATGACCTCCCCCACACGGTTGGTTGACCAGTATGAGGGTGGTGTTTAGACTTTGAAATGAAGTTCCGGCTTGGGTAAGAACTACTGAAGTTTGCTGACCGAGTGTCCGAACTTGCCCAGCCACCGTCCAAGACAAATAGGATAGGAAGCCAAACAGCGCGGCCAGCGAAACGTATAAAGCGGTTTTTGCCCAAGTAAGAATGGTCATAATACCTTCGTCCGGTTAATGGACTACTTCGCTGTGCCGTTGATTGAGTTTGCAAAGGCTACAACAGCGTTTGCCTGGTTTTGGATTTCGGTTGCGGTAGGCGTGGCGAGTCCGGCGGTCTGGGCGTAGGCAAGAACCTGTGGAGTAACAGCGGCGACGACAGCAGCGGCTTTTTGTAGTCCGCTCCCTGTCTGAGCTCCGGCTGCGGCGCTAATCGACTCAACCTTCAGAGCTTCTGTCAGGTATGTGTTGAACAAGTTGACGAGGTTGGAAAGGGCGGGGTCAACTGCTTCTACAACTGCCTCTCCGGTAGAAATAATACCCTGTCCTTTTGAACTGCTAAGAAACGCAAAGACTTTCTTTGCGTCCCCGCCAATTACGCTTAGTACTGATTTGAAAGTTGCCATGTGTGTTTGCGCCTCCTCAGACGCTACTTCTGTGCTGGGGCCGGGGTGACCGGCGAAATAGGTTTTGGGGTTAATCCAGTAGTCGTCACGTTGACCACCGCCGCATTATCCAAGGTTCCGATATTGGGGTCAGTCTGAAGGTAGTTCTGGGACGTGCCCAGCTTAATGCGGACGACGCTTGAGATGAAAAGGACGAAGGCACCTAAGCTAACCCAAAGCAAATTATGCTTGGGGTCTTGTGCAGCTTGTTCACCCAGAACAGCAGTCAGCGTTCCAGCGAGGACTTGCACCGAACCGGCATACCCGGCAGCAGTACTTTTCCAGTCATTGCCTACAAGAATTTTCATGGTATCCTTACATTCCTGGCTGTGGCTGAGGCGAGGGACCACCAGGTCCTGGACCGGCGGGGCCCTCAGAAGGACCACTAGGACCGGCCTGGCTCATGTCAGGAGATGGAGACGGAGACGGAGCAGGGGCTGCGCCTTGATCTCCCATCGTTTGGTCTAGGTGATCGTGTAAAGCCGACATATCCGGCAAAACATGTTCCTCGTCCGGCTCAGGAGCCATTGCGCCGGGATCGGTGTCGTGAATATGTTTGGCGATGAACCCGCCACTCTTGCCGCGACGGATGTGAACTTCGCGGGGGTGCTTGCCCGATTTACTGCCGGACTTTTTGGACTTCCCGCCCATTACGTGCGCAGCCCTTGATTTTTCTTTGGCCATGATGTTTTCCTTTGTCCAGGTAATGGACGGATTTAGAAAATGTGTACTACTTTTTCTTAGCGAGTGCTTTCAGACCAAGGGCTACCTTTTCGGGAGACCCCTTCAGCTTGATTTTTAGCTTCGCTTCTGCGGGTTTGGCCGCTTTCGTAGGCTTCTTATCTGCCATAACTACTCCTTGTAGTGGGTTTTGACTACGCCCGACAATCGTCGAATGACATAGTCGTAATGCGGTTTCACCTCGTCGGAGGCCATGACTTTGTCCACCAGAAAATCCCCGAGGCACTCATTGAGTTCAATCTTTATTTGTTTTAATTGAATATGCTTTCCAACCACCGAGATGAGAACCGGCAGCGTCATTATAAATAACAAGAGGCAGAAGAATTCCATGAGCAAACCAACAAATAGATTTTATCCAACCAGAACCCAGACAGTTGTCACTGTCCATCCAGTCCCAGCGGTTGCGCCAAAATGAAATAAGGCCCCACCCAAACCAGAGACATTATACTGGCTTGCAAATAGTGGAGCCGTGTCCCCCGATAGTTGTCCGGAGATAGTAAGGGGCTGGGTGGTATTGGCCGGGATCAGAAACCAGGTGGAACCGTTGTCAATGCTTCCTTCCAGTACCCACGTAGGGCCGGTCACTGCTCCGCCGTTGCCAACAATCGTAACTTGACCACAATATGTTTGAGACATGTCAGGCAGCCCGAAAGTAACCGGGGCGTTGATAGCGGCGACAGTTCCTACATTCTGGGCTACACGATCTTTTGGTAAATATGTGGCCATGATATTCCTTTATTCAAAATACTTTGTGATGAAGCTGTGGATGATCGTAGCCGTGGCATCGTAGTGAACCCAAACACTGGGGTCTGCTTTCTCGGCTGCCGTTTCTAGGCGACTTAGGTACATCCGAAGATCAGCTTCAATTTCTCGTAAAGTCTTGTAAAATTCATAACAGAAAACGGAGAGTACCACTGCTACAGCGAGGACAATCCAGAACTGAATTTCCATTTCGAACTCCGTGGGGGCCTTGTTGCGGCCCCCGTGGTTTTGAGTGAGTGGATCAGAGCCGGTTAATTACGAACTCCTTGAAGTTGATTGTCGTTGTGGCTGCTGAGGCAAGGGTGAACGACGGAATGAAGTTCAGGTCTGTGACGGCAACGCTGGTTGCGTTTGCGTTAGCCGCATTAGCGACAACCGCACCGTTGATATACTGAGTTGTGCCGGTCCAAGACAGAATCTTGGTCAAGCTATCCCACAGGAACTGGGCCCTCAAAACGCAATTGATAGTCACGCTCGAAGTAAGGCCGGAGGTAGCTGTGCCAGTCAAAACCTTTGTGCATCCTGTACTGAGGGTTCCCAGAGTATATCCGGTAGCAGCCGGTCCACCTGCGAACGTCGAAGCCTTGGCGTTATATAAGTTAACCAGGATATTCGTTGTCGCCGTGCTTGACGCTGTAAAGCTCAGAACAACTTCGAACGGGTGTCCGTCAAATGCTCCGCCAGCAATATCAGACGAAACACCGGCATAGACGCCGGAAGGATAGGTCGATGTGGAAAGAGGAAAGTCCGGTGACGGGAAATAGGGAGAAACTCCGGCGGCGGTTGGAGCAAGCAAGGGGGTCTCAGAAGTAACTGCGATAGCCTGAGAATAATTGAAATTTGGGAAACCAGCAACTGTGTCTTGACGAGCCATGATTTTTTCCTTTGGAGGCTAAAGAGCCTCGATTGTTATCTTGATGGTTTTTCCGATTAACGGAACAACCGGGTGTCCGGGGCAGATTGTGAAGTGTAGAGATATTGGATACGGGGTTTCAGGCGTCCAAACTCCGTCAGCTTTTACTTCCCAAACTTCTTCGGTTTTCCCGTTCCAGTATAAAGGAGCTTTCTTGGGGGGCTTGGGGAAGCTGCCAACCACACAACTCTTCACGCGCAACTCGGCTGTGATGGATTCATCTGTCATTTTTGGCTCTCTGGGGTTCCGGCGCTCTGGCTCGGAGCGGCGATTAGTCCATTATCCGGACTAAACTTTTAGAATATGGAGCGGAAGACGGGATTCGAACCCGCATGTCAAAGACAGTTGCTTGGAAGGCAACGGCTCTACCACTGAGCGACTTCCGCATGAACTTTGGTAGGCGACTGAGGAATCAAACCTCAATCTCTCGCTAATCGGGCGAGGGCCTTATCGTTAGACGAGTCGCCCTTGACGGTACTGAACGCCGCCTGAGAATATGGTGCCGGGAGCAGGATTCGAACCTGCGGTAATTTCTGCTTGTAGGGCAGACGGTTTCGACCACTCACACCACCCCGGCGAAACATGGTGCGCGCGACAGGACTCGAACCTGCGAAACCTCCGCTTTCGGAGAGCGGCGCTCTAAATCCATCTGAGCTACGCGCGCAAACTGGAAGTCCCGTCCGGATTCGAGCCGGAATTTTCGCTTTAGGGGAACGACGCTCTTTCCTTTTGAGCTACGGGACCTAAACTTGGGGACCTCGGAGAGACTCAAACTCTCAGTCTTTCGGGTAGAGGCCGATTGCTCTATTCATTGAGCTACGAGGTCGCTTTGGAACACCTTCAAAATCACGCAAAACCTTAATAATCCCCAAGGAATCGGAGTGCCTTATCCACTCCCCTTCTTCTTCTACGCGAATATCGAATCTGTCCAGCAATTCTTTTTCTGCCGCTCTACGATCCAAACAAAATTCATAATTCTTGATACGATATGCTTTGAACGGGTCGTATGTTTGATATGAGGCTAGACGCGACTCCAAATCTATCGTCATGCCAATCTTCAAGTGCTCAGGCCATGCCGGGTTGGCTATCAAGTAGACCAGCCCCTCCTTACAATCTCTTATTTTTGCTCCCCGGGAAAACTTGAGCTTCAACATATTCAACCCATGAATTTTCCTAGCAAGTCCATGATCGAATTTCTTGTTCCCGCCTTCGCTCGAACTTTCATAAACCCTGATAGCTTCTTCCAACATTTCTTCTGTTATGTCAAAAGCCACATAGTTTGGAATAACTCCAGACTCCGTAAGTATTTCAATAGTTCTTTGACTCTTCTCGTTCGGGTTGCTCAAAGGCTCTTCCCTTTCTTAAATTGGTGGAACGCCAGGGTAACGATCCCTGTTCTACGGGTTAAAGGCCCGTTACTTCACCATTAAAGTTTGCGTTCCAAAACTCAGGTGAATCTGGTGGGCCGCCAGGAAATCGAATCCTGCCAATCCGGGTAAGAGCCGGGTATGCCACCTAAAACATCTGCGGCCCGTGGAACCGGAAGAGGGGCCCGAGCCCTCGCGCATCTGCAATCTACAGACAACAACCGGGGTTATAAATCCCAGCGCCTCGCCCGAGGATTCCGGCAAAACTTGGTGCCGCGCCTGGTACTCGAAACCAAATCGCAGTCTTATGAGAACTGCTTCTTCCCCGAAGTGCGCGGCTAAAACTATGCACGACAAGCTGCGAACAACCCCGACAGGATCATGCACTCAATGTGCAGCCGCCTTTGCGAGTCGTGCAAACTGGCAGGAGATAGAGGAATCGAACCCCTGAGTTCTGATTTGGAGGCAGACAGTTTGCCAACTAGCTTAATCTCCCGTAAAACTGGTACCCGGTAGAGGACTTCAACCCCTATTCCTCGGTTCGTAGCCGAGCGCCCTATGCTGTTGGACTAACCGGGCATTACAAAATGGTCAGCGAGCCGCGACTCGAACGCGGGACACGAGTTTCCAGAACTCGGATGTTTCCACTACACTACTCACTGGTGGTCGGCGTGCTGAGAATCAAACTCAGTCCACATGATCCCGAATCACGGATGCGATCACTACACCACACACCGATTAAAATGGTCAGGGCGGGTGGAACTCGAACCACCTCCACTACTATCCCGAAGTAGGATGCCACCTTTACACTACGCCCTGTTGAAACCTTGGTGCCAACTCCCAGAATCGAACTGGACTGAACGGCTTTTCAGACCGCCGCAAAGACCACTCTTGCTCAGTTGGCTAAATCTTGGTGGAAGCGAGGAGAATCGAACTCCTACTTTTTGGGTGCAGACCAAATGTGCTCCCATTATCACTACGCCCCCACATTTCAAAATTACGCCCGGCGTCCTAGTCCACTAGACGACGGCCCGACTTGGGACTTCATTCAGGTAATGACCCTGAAGATTGGTCTTGCTCGGCCCCTCGGATTCGAACCGAAGTTTCCAGGCTGCTTACGCCAGGCGGTCTACCGTTGACCTAGCGGGGAGTTTTTCTCTGCCCCGTGGGGATTCGAACCCCGATTTCCTGGCACCTTACTCCGCCCGGCCCCTTCTCCATCGGCTGCTCGCTCGCGCGGCTCGTCTTGGTCGGAACCTTACCGGACGGAAACTTTGGGGCGAGATGAGATAATCGAAATCTCGTAACTGGGGTCACAGTCCAGCGCCTAAACCACTCGGCCAATCCCGCCATAATTGGTGCAGGTATCGTCCCGCTATCACACCACTTCGGTTGGTATACTCAGGCAGGTGTCGCCCAAACTTTGCTCAGGTCTCTCCCCAATGTCAAGCCTATTCCGTTTCCTTTTGGCTAACGGCACCGTTCTGTGGTAGGGAGGCTTTCCCCCGATCATCGTTGTCCATTAACTGGACGATTTGGAGCACTCAGGAGGAATCAAACCCCCGTCTTGGCCGTACAAAGGGCACGTCGTATCACTGGACTATGAGTGCAAAACTTTCTGACACCGGGCCGCATCCCCGATCAAGGACTTACTCAGATGCCATCCTCACTCCTCTAACGGTCGCGCGACCTTCGATTCGTGGGTGCTGTTAAGCATCACTGCCCATCCCCGAGGGCTTACAAAAGGCGGCCTCGGATACCACTAAAAACCATACTATCACAACCCCGTAGGATTGTCAACTATAAAATGGAGCCACCAGCAAGAATCCAACTTGCCTCTCTATGATACCAGCATAGCGGTCTAGCACTGACCTATGGCGGCTTTGTCCCGAATGGTCCGAGGCTAGAACAATCTCGGCGTTGATCTAGCCCCCTCTCGCCGGGCGTCGAGAGGACCAAACCTTGGGGCCCCATCGGGGAATCCAACCCCGGTCTTTTCGTTACGAATGAAACATACTAGCACTGTACGAATAGGGCGTGTCCATTATCTGGACTAAAAATGGAGCGAAGGACGAGAATCAAACTCGCGTCACCAGACTGGCAATCTGAGGTACTATCGCTGTACGACCTTCGCGTGGCAGCCGGAGTAGGAGTTGAACCTACCTTGACGCAGCTTCAAAGACTGCCGCCTAATGCCGCTCGGCCATCCGGCTAAATTTGGCTGGCAAGGCTGGCAACGATCCAGCATCCTCCGGCTTCAGAGACCGGCGCTCCGCCAATTGAGCTACTTGCCAAAAACTTGGCTCCTGCGAGAGGTCACGATCCTCCAACCTTACGGTTAACAGCCGTACGCTCTACCAATTGAGCTACACAGGAACATTAAACTTTGGTGACTCCGAGGAGAATTGAACTCCCATTCGCGGCGTGAAAGACCGCTTTCCTGACCGTTAGAAGACGAAGTCAAACTTGGTAGCCCAGGAGGGAATCAAACCCTCATCGCAACGTTGAGACCGTCGCATCCTATCATTAGAAGACTAGGCCAAAAATGGCGGTCCCGAAGGGAGTCGAACCCTCTCGACACGATAGACAGTCGTGCATCATTCCGGTAGATCACGAGACCAAAACTGGTGCAGCCCGAAGGAATCGAACCTTCTAGCTCCAGAGAGCCACAGGGTTACAGCCTGCTGAACGCCATCGTTCACGAACTGCAAAATGGAGGATCACAACGGAGTTCAACCGTCTTCCCTTTCAGGAGCCATCGTTTTCAAGACGATTCGCCTCAGCGTCGGCGGTGTGATCCAATATCGGCAGAGTCTTCAAGGAAACAGAGCGTCTGCCTACTAAACAATCTTTGAGTAAATATTCGACCCCGTCTGATCCGAGAACATACAGCCAGTCGTATACTTTCGATTGTGTTTTCTTTACAACATAGCCGGTTGCATTAGAATGAATTGTTCTTAAATCCAACCAACCATTCTTGTCTCCGCAGTATTTAACCTGAACACGGCGAACCTCCCCGTCATCTACTACAAGATCGTAAGCGGCAGATTCTGTAATAAGAACCCCAACATCATAACCAAGACGAGTAAAAGAACTGATTGCTTGCGCCTTTGCTATGTCGCCTTTTCTTTGGGTTTCTCTCAACAGTGCTCTCCATAAAGTATCATATATGTTACTTTAACCTGGCTATGGTAACATATACGAATCAAACTGGCGGATGACGACGGAACCGACCCGCTACGCTTTCACGTCCAACAGTTTTCGAAGCTGCTTGTTCTCCATGAACTGCGTCATCCAATGTGGCGGAAAGCAGTGAACACGATCCACAGTCCCGAAGGACCCAACTGATTTCCAATCAGTGCCCAGCCCTGCCGGGTTTACTTTCCTAAATGGCGGAAGCGGTGGGATTCGGACCCACAATACCCTTGCGAGTATCGCCACCTTAGCAGAGTGGTGCCTTTCCAGTTCAGCCACGCTTCCGTAAAACTTGGTGCCCCCGGAGGGATTCGAACCCACCACTGTCGTCGTTTTGAATGACGCGCCTCCTGCCAATTGGGCTACGAGGGCTTGGTACCCGAGGCGAGATTTGAACTCGCACTGGAACGCTTCTAAGGCGTTTGTCTCCTGCCGTTGGACTACTCGGGCAAAATGGTGCGGCTGACTGGACTCGAACCAGCATGTGGCTTTTGGCCGCAGAGTCTGAGTCTGCTATGTCTTCCAATTCCATCACAACCGCATGACTCGGAGAACCAGGTCGCTCGCTTCCAGAATCCGGCTCAGTTACAATCGGGATATGCCCTCACCTCGCTACCATCTTTTCACGCCCTCATTGTCTCCCAGTTTTTGGTGCCCAGAACGGGAGTCGAACCCGCACGCTACTTAATTTCGCTCCAGCCTCTCAAGCTGGCATGGCTTCCATTTTCATCACCTGGGCAAAACTAAACTTGGAGTACCGGGCCGGACTTCAACCGGCTAAAGTGATTTTGCAGACCACCGATTCGAGCCTTTATCCTCCGGTACATGGTGCGCGCGGAGGGATTCGAGCCCCCGGGACCTTTCTTTTAAGGAAAGGATGTCTGCCACTTGCATCACGCGCGCTAATTTTTTTTGTCCGTTAAATGGACTGAGTGTCTGTTTTCTTTGGATTATTGGACTCACCAACTGAAACTGAAAACGAAACGCTGGAGCGGGTTATGTCTCCGTCTTCATCCCAAGAAACGTACCCACCCAACGAGGCGGCCACAACATCCCGATCAGAATTCTGAACCCAATCTATGGCCTTATCTAGCACTTGCATAGCATCAGATAATTCCCGAGCCACAACTTTTTTCGGCCCGCTCAAGGTAATCGACCAACTCATACGTCCTCCTTTTTCAACCTCAAACCCATTGTATCACGGTTTGGTTTGGATGTCAACTAAAATGTGACCCGACTTGGTGGAGTGGTAGAAGGCCACGCTTTATCCCCACCTTAAATCCGATAGCCGCCGGGTATTAACGTTCTTAGCCTGCCGCAGACCTTTATACCACAACAGGTTGAATCAGATGTCAACCAAAAAGGTAAGGAGCCCACCGCTTGTCTTCTTCTAGACCCACCAGGCGCAGCAGCATACGAGACGTGTGGACAGTCAATCGTCCTGGGATGTGGAGTAGTTCCATGCCCGCTTCTTCCGGTGTCCGGTCGTCTTTTTTTCTGTTACATTGCTGGCAAGCCGACGCCAGGTTATCCCACGCGAACGGCCCGCCCCTGGATGCGGGCAGAATGTGATCCAACGTCAGCACGACTTTGACTGGCTTCCCATTAACAATCCGGGTTGAGCCTTCTTTCGCCCCGCAGTACTGACACAGGTAATGGTCGCGCGCATAAATGTTTGACCGAGTTAGGATAGAAATCCGGATCGGAATTTTTTTGTAGTTCCTCAGCCGGATAACGCACGGCAACATAATTGCAGGGTTGGTTTTGTTCCCAGGATAAATCTCGACCCCGTAGTCTTCTTCCGTAACCGCTGCTCCTTTAACCAGGAGCTTCAATGCGTTCTTCGCCCGGGTGATCGAGACGGGTTCATACGAAGAATTCAAAACTAATACTGCCTTATTCACCATTGACAACGCGGTTTCTCCTAAAATCAATCTGAAACCATTATACCACAATCGGGAGGGATGTCAACTATTATTTTAATGCTGTTTTAGTCCAGTTCTCCAGCGGATACCAGCGCCCGGCAAAGCTCACGGGTTGCTTTTTCGAAGGCTTCAAACTCCGGATATTCTTCTGGCGAACCGAAATGAGAAGAGAACTCATTATCCCCCACACACGTCTCAACAGAAGGAGTCTTTCGTTTCCCCCGCCAATAGAGTTCCACCGTAAACTGAACTCGATTACCTGTCTGTACTTTTGCCATTATGTCTCCTTAGTCCATTTCCGGACTATTACCACAACCCATGAAAAGCCCCTAGCCTCGCTAGTTGCCTCATCCTCTTCTCAAACTTAGGACCATGAGCATCTTTTGCGGGCAAGGACCACTGCTCAATATGTACAATCTCGTGAAAAAGAGTTCGTAACCAGACACCACTAACGCCTCTGAATCTGGGGTTAAGATGAATTTCCTTTGGGCGATCTTCAGTTCCCACTGCATAACCAAACTTACCTGGTTTCTCGGACAGCATGTACTTGGGCCAACGAATCTTTACTTTAGGGAGCTTATTTCCAAACCACCATTTGTTTATGGAGTCGTACGCCTTCTGCGCCGTCATTCCGTCAGGGGTTACATAAGGACGATTCATCCGACCAAATACTCCAGGAGCCCCGGGTTATCCCTCAGTACCTCCAACAACATTGGGGACACAGCCGTAACGAAGTCTTCGTCCGTGTATTTCTTATCCCCGTTCATTGATGGGTGGGTGGTTGCGTGCAGGACTTCGTGTAACAAAATCTCGCGGGCTTTCGATCGGCGGAGACGGGGTTTGATACAAATCTGTAGCAGAGTAAAATTGCAATTCCCAAGCTCACCTGGGGCTGATTTTCGCAACACCGAATAAACATGTGGCCCGACCTTAATTGTTTTGGGCATTGCAGCAGGCGTCGGCACGGGTTCTCCAAGTAAGTTTTACAAGTAAGTTTTACAATAATGGTTTCAGGTAATTCTCAGCCAGGCGTTGTGTATATGCCCGGACTCCGGGAGATGGATTGATTAACGGATGCCCAGCGTTCCACATCTCGCCTATGTCTGTGAGCGAAGAAGGTCTGTAATGTTTGAGTTGCCGATTGAGGAAATCGACGGACAGTCTAAATGCTGTTTGAATATCGTCGAAGTCTGACGGCTTAGTTCCGGCAGGCGCATTACAAAAAAGCATCTGTAAAGGCCCGTACGAACAGGCGGCTGCCGAGCCAAACTTTTCCAGCAACGAAACCATTGCCGGACTTGAGCCATAAGTCCCGCCCACATCAAAAGCGGGTTCATGCCTCGGCGTACAGTTAACCCCGAATGATGATTCAGTACCGGCCATCGCCCAGAGAAGTTGTGCGCCTTCCACACCCAGGGGTAAACCCACCAGGTCCGGCCCTGAAATCCGGCATTGATCCGCAACTTGTTTGGGGGTAAAATTAGCCATTGTTCCTCTGATGTTTATTATTTAATTAACAGTTGCGGTAGCATCTGGTCGGAAGTCTATGATTTTCAATCCCTTCCAAAGATTGCACTCCCAGCATAATGGTTGGATGTTTCCAATCAGCCCGCTGCCCCCTCGAAACAGAGGAGTGATGTGGTCTGCAACTATCTGTTTGTCCGTGGAGCCACACCGCAGGCAGCAATTACTGTATTTGACTTTGAGGTCCGCCCAATCTTGCTCAGTGTAATGTCCGTCGGCGGCGTCTTCCCGGGCTTTCCGGCGGGCGTCTGCGCTCGGCCTATGCTTTTTGGGAGCCTCTACGGGTTCGTAAGAATCTATTTCATATTCCTTTAGTATTAGAACCCTTTTGGGGTTCATGTAAAAGGGAAGCGAGGACGACGTTATCCGTTTCACGTATTCAAGCCCGTCAGGAACCACAGATAGTTCTGATTGTCGGGCGGGTGCGGTCTCAGGGGCGGGTTTCGAAACAGGACGAAGCGCCCTTTTTCTTTCCGTCGCCCGGCTCAGGAAGTTGGTTGCCGGAGGAACCCCCGTGAATGCGTAGAGCAAAGCCTGTCGTTGAAAATCACGCATTACAGTCCCTTTATTTTTGGGTTGTTGATACCATGAAAAGGTTTCTGTGTGCCAAGCCGTGTTTTCCGGCATTTTGTTTATGGCATCAAAATAATAACCATTGGTTTCAAAAAGAGACCCCGGGTTTACTAGGTCACGTAGCTCCCCCGATGGCCCCGGCGAGGGGGTTGGGCCGGGGGGCTATAGAACCTGGTGGGGACCCCTATCTACCTGATAATAAATAAGTTAGTAGACAGACAGAGTAGCAGTCTGGAACCTGATTCTGATCTGATTCCCACTGAAAATGTAGCACCACGGTGACAGTCTGGTCACAAGCTATTGAATCTAAAGAGTATTGCGTTAATGCACATTAACGTCAACAATGGCCGAGACACTTATTGCCTGTTAGTTTGATGGGTTTGCCACAAAACAGACGGCCATGTAATCCCCCGCCGCCTGTCACCAAAACCGGGCACATGGGTTGTATCTCACTCCCAGCGCTTCGATACTATGCTGGGGTAGTCTGTCAACGTGTCCCCAGTACATTAGACGGACCTGTA